TTCTTGGTTACAGAATTGGGAATATTTCTTTTGCGATGAGAGATGTATGAATAATTGGCTGGATGTACATATGACTCAGTTAATTAGTTTTGTTGGACTTAAAACTAAACCACAAGAAAGCCCAATAGATATAGTTGAAACAGTTCATCAGAATTGGCAAGGAGTAAATTACACTCGTACAACTATAAAGTTCTTGAGTGAACCAGATATTAATGCTAATATAACTACATAACAAACAGAAAGGTATAATATGACAAAGCCACTACATGTAATAAACTACGAAGGCAAAGAGTATCGCATTCCATTTGATTTAGATTTAGGAATAGATAATGGAAAGGTGATTGATGTACCAAATAGATTTAGCGGAGAGAAAGCAAGTCTACCTTGGTTTGCTGTTGCTGTGTATGATTTGATTATGGGAGCAGAACAGTTCGATGACTATGAAACAATGCAACAGGGATTAGATTGGTTCAGACAATACTTTCCAAAAGAATATATGGTGATACTAGACTGAGTCTAGTCACTAGCCTCGAGCCGCTCGCACCGAGCGGCTGGCGGCTTCGCATTAATAACAAGCGAGAGAGGTCCCAATCACTTTCCAAATTATTAATTACTGGCAAACATCGATACCCCTTTTTAAAAAGGGGTCCCTAAACTTGTACCTTTAGCCCTTGATTCAGACTTAAATAATCTATAAATAGATTATAAACATGTTTTAGACATGCAAAAATTTTATAAAAAATTTTTATGAAACACGATTTAGAAAAGATAAATAAATTACCACCCGATGCTAAAAAAGAATATTTAACAACTGCTTTGTTAGCCGCAGAAAAAAGAAAGGTTGAAAAAATAAATGTAGATTTTTTATCTTTTGTTAAACATGTTTGGCCAGAATTTATTGAAGGGTATCATCATAAAAAAATTGCAAAAAAATTTAATGATCTGGCTCAAGGTAAAATTAAAAGATTAATTATTAATATGCCACCAAGGCATACTAAATCTGAATTCGCTTCGTTCTTGCTACCCGCATGGATGATCGGGCAACGATCTAAATTAAAAATAATTCAAACAACTCACACTACAGAACTTGCTGTACGATTTGGTCGTAAGGCTAAAACATTAATGGACACAGAAGAATACAAACAAGTTTTTAAAACAAGATTAAGAGAAGATAGTCAGGCAGCTGGTAAATGGGAAACAGAACAAGGCGGCGAGTACTACGCAGCCGGTGTTGGATCTGCCATTACAGGTCGTGGTGCTGATTTATTAATTATTGACGATCCGCATTCTGAACAGGACGCTCTAAACGTAGATGCGTTAGAGCGTGCATACGAGTGGTATACATCAGGACCACGTCAGCGTTTGCAACCAGGTGGTGCAATCGTTGTGGTTATGACAAGATGGAATACAAAAGATTTGACTGGAAAATTATTACAAGCATCTGGAGATGTTAAATCAGATAAATGGGAAGTAATAGAATTTCCTGCAATTTTACCTTCTGGTAAACCTATCTGGCCAGAGTATTGGAAATTAGAAGAATTAGAATCTGTTAAAGCATCATTAAGTATTGGTAAGTGGAACGCACAGTGGATGCAAAATCCAACTTCAGAAGAAGGTGCAATTATAAAACGAGAATGGTGGCGTAAATGGGATAGTGATTCTGTACCTGATCTTTATCATGTTATACAATCTTACGATACGGCGTTTATGAAAAAAGAAACTGCCGACTATTCTGCAATTACGACTTGGGGTGTATTCTATCATTCAGAAGACTCTGGTCCCCAGTTAATATTATTGGATGCAATTAAGAAACGATTAGAGTTTCCAGAGTTAAGACGACTTGCTTATGAACAGTTTAGATATTGGAATCCTGAAACAGTTCTTATTGAATCTAAAGCATCTGGGCTTCCTTTAACATATGAATTACGTAAGATGGGTATTCCAGTTATCAACTTTACACCAAGTAAAGGAAATGATAAGCATACACGTGTTAACAGTGTTGCACCTCTATTTGAGAGCGGTTGCATATGGGCGCCCACTCACAAAAGCTTTGCTCAAGAAGTCATAGAGGAATGCGCTGCATTTCCGTATGGAGATAACGATGACCTTGTAGACTCCATGACTCAAGCAGTTATGCGTTTTAGACAAGGTGGATTTATTGAACACCCTGAGGATTATTTGGATGAACCTATAATTCCTGAGGAAAAGGAATTGTATTAATATGGACAAATACGTTGAGATCATAAAACTCTTAGAGAGAATATTTGGTAAGTCAGCTGTCAGCAAGTCTCTCGGCACTCGCACCAACGTTGTAAGATTTCCAAAAGGTAAACAAGGACTCGATCCAACGACTCGACATTTTGATGTAGAAGGTACAGCTCAAAATAATCCAGACTTAGTAAATACAATTAAAAATTCTATTGAAGATAGAATGGGTGACATTACCAAGATGAATGATCAGGAGTTATTAACTTATAAACAAAATTTACAAAGATTTGCAGATTACACAAATCCACTTCCATTACCAACGGCTGATGTTATAGAAGCGGGCAGCAAGCAGCGAGTGACTGGAGAAGGATTAGAAAAATTAATTGAAGAACAAGGATTAGTTGCTTCACCTAAAACTCCATTAGGTTCAGCTCAACTTAATATCAAAAGAGCAGAACAAGAGATGAATAAAATTATAAAAGAAAATGATTTAGATAGTTTACTTAAAGGAGCAGGTAGAGATCAACTATCTTGGAACCGATTACATAACGAAGGTTTAGTCAGAGCAGTAACTCGACAAATTTTATCTGAAGATATTAGAGCTGGAAAAATTAAAGGATTAACTCTTGATGATTTAGGAACAAGTAGAGAGCCAATTGATTATTTTAGAAAAATATATGGAGAGGGTGCATTAGAACAATTAGATAGTTTAACTCCAGAGTTTAATAGATTGAGTACAGAACAAGAAGCTGCAAAACTAGCAAGATCTAAATTTAAATTTGAACCCGATGAGACAAGAACAAAAGGATCTACTTCTTATGAAGAATTAGAAAAAGAAATTAAAAAACCAGAACCAGAAGAAAAAGCAGATGGTGGATCTATTGGTTTAGATTATTTAATGGGTATGGATAGTAGACCTAAGTATGCAGGGGGTGGAGATGTTAAAAAGATTTTAGATTTAATTGCAAAAGCAAATAAAGAATTAAAAGGTAAACGATCTATGGAAAAAGTTAATCCTAAAACAGGTGAAGTTACTGTTCCTAAAGAACCGATTAAAACAGCAGAAAGAAAAACTATAGATTATGATGCAATGGAAGAGGCAAATAAATTAACTCTTAAACATAAAGAAGCAGCTTATGCTTTTGATCAAATACAACCTATAGATATTTATGATAAAATAGCTCCTGATAGAGTTGCTGAAGTTATGGCAGAAATAAAAGGTAAAGATTATTATGGTCTTTCTCAAAAACAACAATTAGAACTTTATAGAAAAGCTCAAAGTTTTTTAGATGATTACATAAAAATAGATAGAATAAATTCAGCCGTTAAAAAATTTAATGCAGGAGAAGAATTACAAGCAATAGACAAAGGATATTTATCAAAATTTTTACCTGAGTCTGGAGTAACCTTTGTGCCAAAAAAAACTCAAGAAAATATGCCAGTACCTTATGAACAACCTGTTACTAAAAAAACATCAAATATAGATGAAGACTTTTTTCAAAATGAATTTAAACAAGCAATGCAAGAAGGAGTTAAAAAAAGTAATGAAATGAAAGCTATGGGATTAGATCCTTCTAAAAGCAAAGACTACGATAAATTTTTAGAGATGGAATCAATAAAACAAAAATATGGAAACGTAATTGATGATAATCTTTTACAACAAATTTTAGTGGATGATAACCCACAAAGAAAAGCAGAAGTACTTGCAACAATTGATGAAGCAATGAAGATGCAAGAAAAAGGAATGAAGCCTGAAGAAATTATTAACATCATTAAAAATACTACAAGAACTAAACAAGCTAATGGTGGACCGATAGGATTAAATTATTTACTAGGTATATAAAATGGAAATCGGTAAATATAAACAAGCAATGAGTTATTTGCTTAATCAAAATGCAACTCTTAAAACTTTTGTAATAAATCCAGAAGCTAAACTAATAGATAATGATCCTAAACCAATAAATGAATTTGCAACAGGAGGTTATGTTACTAGACAAAATTATAAAGAAGCAGGATTTGTTACTCAAGGTAAAAATGCAGGCAAATGGGTTGTAAGACAAAACAATAAATATAAAATTTTTAATAATGAAGAAAAAGCAAAACAATTTGCTAAAGAAAATACCAAAGGATATTTAAGTGAAGAAAATAAAAAAAATATTGATATTTGGGAAAAAAATACTGGATTAGATTTTAATAAAGCTGATTTATCTCCAACGGATAAATGGCACATTAAATCCGGTATAAGAAAAGGAAATGCTGAATGGCGTAGTAAATTATATTCGGAAAGATATTTTCAACCTTTAACTAAAAAAGGAAGAGAACTTGTTAAAAATCTTTATGGAGTTAAAGAAGAAGATATAGATGCTTGGCAAAAAGATCCAATTAATAGGAGTAAAAAAAATAGAATAAATGCAGGAACAATAAATGAAGATACAATTCCAACAGGAAAAAGTAAATATGACACAGATAGAATAATAGTTAAATCTAAAAGAGGTAGTTCATTTGGAGACACCGAAGATGTTATATTTCCAAATAAACAAATGGAAAAAAATTTTATTAAAGATGTTAAAGAAAAACATAAATTTCCAAAATCTTCTTCTGAATTTAACACTGAATATTTTACAAGTAATTATCCAATAGGAAAACAACAAACAAATAGAGCTATCAGATTTTTACGTGATAAATTTGAATTAGAATATCCAGAAGGTGTAACAACAAAAGAATATTATTCTCCTGAAGCAAAAGAAGAAAGATACGGTGATGTTACTTCAAGAAAAATTGAAGAAAAAATTGTTAAAGCAAAAACACCTATTTTAAAAGAAGCTGATTTATCAAAAAAAATTGATTTAGCTCATAGAGTATCTAAGCGCCATATGAATAGATTAGGAATACAATTTAATACTAATGTTTTAGGAATGGACTCAAGACTTATAAATCAAGTGATAGTAAGACCTTCAGAATCTGCATTAAAAAATTTATATAATAAACAATATAATCTTTTTAATACTGCAAAAAAATCAGGATTAACAGATGACATAAGTAATAAATTAAATGAAATTAATTCAAAAATTATTAATGAAGTTGAAAAAACAGGTGGAAGATTAGTAGGAGTTATAGTTGACCCAGATACTTTAGAACCTTCTTTTCACGGAATAAAAAAGAAACTTTCATTAGATCCTAAAGGTATTGATTTAAAAGATTTAGAAAAAATGTCTTTAGAAAAACAAACAGATTATTTATCTAAAATAGTTCCTAAAGCTGTTAATGCAGAAATAGATAGGGGTTTTAAACCTAAAGATTTTGAAAAAATATTATCTGATCCTGAAAGACAAGAAAGCATTCTTAAATATGCAAGAAGAACAACTCCAGAACTTGTGCCACAATTAAAACAAATATTTAAAGATCCAAGTTCAACAAAATCTTTAGAAATATATTCAGGTGCAGTCCCAGGATTAGAACAAATGATAAAAACACCTGCGGCTAAAGCATTAGGAACTTTATTTACAAGCGCAGCAAGAGTTACAGGAGCTCCTTTTAATGCTGCATTAGGTGCTGTTTTAAATGCACCTGAAATGAGAGAAAAAGGATTAGGGAGACTAGACGCAGCTCTTTTAGGTGCTGGAAAAGGAGCAACCCAAGATGTTGCTAATTTTTTAACTTATGTAGCTAGAACTCCAGAAGCTTTATACAAAACATTTAAAGAAGATCCAGGAACAAAAAAAGTTCGTTATGAACAATTTTTAGAAAATCTAGGTGAAGAAAAATTTAAATTTGCAGATGAATTAGCAGATTGGTATTCTAATAGAATAAATACAAAAGAATACATAGATAATCTTGCACAATTAGAATATGAAAAAGAATTACAAAAAGTAATGCCGGCTCCAAGTATATCTGAAACAGAAGTGTTTGATACAGACCAATATTTAAATGAAGAATTATTTAAGAAAAAATATAGAGAAAAATTATTTAAACAATTTCCAGAATTTAAAGACGAATATAATTATGTAAACAAAGAACCTGCAATAACACAAAAAGGTGTACTTAATTTTAATGTAGAAGATTTAACTCAACCACAAGATTTAGCAAAAGGTGGTAGAGTAGGTTATGCAGATGGAAGCGGACCTAAATTTACAAGAAGAGGAGCACTAGGTTTATTAGGTGCTCTTGCTGCAACTCCATTAGTTAAAAGTTTAACAAAAGGAGAAAAATTTTTAGAAGAAAGTAAAGTAGCTAAAGTTGCAAAACGTATACCAAAAGCTGCAGGCATGCCTGAATGGTTCCCGTCGCTAGTTGCGAGAATCGAGAAGGAAGGTAAGTATGTTGGTAAAGATACTGGACTTGCAGATAATTTAAGAATTAAAGAATTAACAATACAATCTAAAACAGAAAAAGGTGCAAGTGAAGTATATACAATGATACAACATCCAAACGGAGATATTACAATTGAAGCAAACGTTAAAGGTGGTGCATTTGATGGTCCATTTGAATTACACTATAGTCCACCTAAAACAGATATGAATGTAGAAACAGGTCAACCAATAACTTACCCAGGTGAATTTCATGTTATGGAAAACAGACCAATATCTACAGCAAGATCACACCATGATGCTGATTTTGAACTAGATTATCAATTAGTATCTCCTGAAGAAGCCATTAGTGATATTGAAAGAGTTGAAAAAGTTGCAACTGGAAGAAGAATACATCCAAAAAGAGTAGAAGAGAGAACAGCGGCTAGAAAATATATAGAAGAAAATCCATATGAGGACATTATAAATAGATATGGTGAAGCTGACCCTAAAGACTGGTTTGAGGAATAATGACTAAAAAATTAACAACTACAATACCTCCTTTAAGTGGGCCATGCTCACAAGGCTTGAATATACCTAGTAAAAAGGTTAAGGTGGTAACTTCGGAGAAAAATAATAATGGCGGATATAGACAAGTCACTTCCAAATACAATAGGAAATAGTCAGAGACCTGATGAAGTAGCAATGGATATTGCTGCGGCAGAACAAGTTGCTCCTCAAGGACCAACTGAGATGACTGAAAATGAAGATGGAAGTATTGATATTAACTTTGACCCTCGTAGCCCGCAGCTAGACGCTGGTGGAGATCACTTTGCAAACCTTGCAGAAGTTTTAGATGAGAATGTTTTAAATCCAATTGGTGCAGAATTAATTGACGATTACATAGATTATAAATCTTCACGAGAAGATTGGGAAAGAACTTATACAAACGGATTAGATCTTTTAGGATTTAAATATGAACGTAGAACTCAGCCATTTAGAGGAGCATCGGGCGCGACGCATCCAGTGCTTGCAGAAGCTGTAACTCAATTTCAATCTTTAGCTTACAAAGAATTATTACCAGCTGAAGGACCGGTTAGAACTCAGATTGTTGGTTTGACTACACCTGAGAGACAACAACAAGCAGATCGTGTTAGAGAATACATGAACTATCAAATTATGGATGTCATGAAAGAATATGAACCTGAGTTTGATCAAATGTTATTTTATTTACCATTATCAGGATCTACATTTAAAAAAGTTTATTTTGATTCAGTTCTTAACAGACCTGTATCTCAATTCATTCAAGCAGAAGATTTAGTAGTTCCTTACACAGCAACTTCATTAGAAGATGCAGATGCAATTATTCATGTATTAAAAGTTTCAGAAAATAATTTAAGAAAACAACAAGTAGGTGGTTTTTATAAAGATATAGAACTAACACCAACAGATGATGCTGCTACAACAAATCAATTAGATGAAGCTAAGAGAAGAATAGAAGGAATTAGAAAAACTCAAGAAGCAGATATGTATACTCTATTAGAGTTTCATACATATTTAGATATTGAAGGTTTTGAGGACATAAATCCTAAAACTGGTGAGCCCACAGGTATCAAACTTCCTTATATTGTAACGGTTGAGGAAGCTTCTAGAAAAATTCTATCTATTAGAAGAAACTGGAAACAAGAAGATCCTAAAAAAGAAAAAATACAATATTTCGTACACTTTAAATTTTTACCAGGACTTGGTTTCTATGGATTTGGTTTAATACATATGATTGGCGGTTTATCTAGAACTGCAACAAGTGCTTTAAGACAATTAATTGATGCAGGTACATTATCTAATTTACCAGCTGGATTTAAAACTAGAGGTATTAGAGTTAGAGATGACTCACAACCTATTCAACCAGGTGAATGGAGAGATGTTGATGCTCCAGGAGGAAATCTTAGAGACTCATTTATGCCTTTACCATTTAAAGAACCTTCACAAACTTTACTAGCTCTTATGGGGGTCGTAGTTCAAGCAGGTCAGCGCTTTGCATCTATTGCTGACATGCAAGTGGGAGATGGGAATCAGCAAGCCGCAGTGGGTACGACCGTAGCCTTGCTGGAAAGAGGTAGTAGAACAATGTCTGCTATTCACAAACGAATCTATGCAGCTTTAAAACAAGAGTTTGGTTTATTAGCTACACAATTTAAAACTAATCTACCACCAGAATATCCTTATGATGTTGTAGGTGGGCAAAGACAAATTAAACAAGCAGACTTTGATGATAAAGTAGATATTATTCCAGTTGCTGATCCAAATATATTTTCACAAACACAAAGAATATCATTAGCACAAACTGAAATGCAACTTGCAGCATCTAATCCTGCAATTCATAATACATATGAAGTTTACAGAAATATGTATGAAGCATTAGGTGTAAAAGATATTGATAAGATACTCGTACGACCTCAACCCCCACAACCAAAGGACCCTGCATTAGAACACATTGATGCTCTTGCAGGGAAACCGTTCCAAGCATTTCCAGGACAAGATCATAGAGCACATATAACTTCACATATAAGTTTTATGGCAACAAATATGGCAAAGAATGCTCCAGTTGTTATGGCTGCATTAGAGAAAAATATATTTGAACACATTTCAATCATGGCTCAAGAGCAAAGTGAAGTTGAGTTTAGAAATGAAATTCAACAATTACAAATGATGAATCAACAAATGCAACAAATGGGTGGTCAACAGAATCCACAAGCATTACAACAAATGCAAATTCAAGCTAAAATGCTTCAAGAAAGAATTGAAGCTAGAAAAGCACAATTAATTTCTGATGCTATGGAAGAATTTTTAAAAGAAGAACAACAAATTTCATCACAATTTGGAAATGATCCAATTGCAATGCTTAGATCTAGAGAGTTAGACCTTAAAGCACAAGAAAATGCTAGAAAAGAACAAGAAAGTAAGGACAGAATTAATCTTGATAAGATGAAAGCAATGATGAATCAGTCTACTCAAGACGAAAAACTACAGCAAAATGAAGATTTAGCTAAAATGAGAGCTAATACTTCAATAGAAAAAACTATATTGGCTGCAAAGCTAAAAAATGATAGTGAAAGATATAAAAATAAGGTATAAATATGGTTATGAAAAAAAATAAAGGTACATCATCAGTAGTTAAAAAAGATTTCATGGGTAAACATAGAGGTCAATTTGTAGATCATTCACAATTTACAAATAAATTTGG